CGAGGGTGCAGCTTGCCAAGAGTCTCTCGGCAAAGGCTTGTGCCATCAACTGGTGGTGGTGTCTCATCAACCACATGCTTCTCCCACCATTCATCGGCCACATCGAGGATCTGCTGCCCCAACTCCTCGTCCCGATTCATCCGATACACTCGGAAGTCATCAAGGTTGAAGAGAGTCGCGATGTCCCAGTAAGGTGCATCGAAAATCTCCATGTAGACCCGCATCTGCAACTCTACATCTAGTGGCACATCTGTGGTCCTAGTCTTACCCCATCCCTTCCGGCGGCGTCTGGTCTTAGCGTCCATGCCGAACGTGATGTCCTTGTACTCCACGAGTCGATCTGGAGTCCCAAAGATGCGTGGCCGTGTCGGATGCCAAGTCAATCCCTTCTCCCAAAGGCGACATCCCTCCCCAAGATGGAGTTCGTACAACTCACAGACGTACTTCTCCATGACTCGGCCACGCATCAGGATCTGATTGTCAGAAGACTCCGATGCATAAAGGCCCGTTTTTTCGGACCAAAGCTTGAATACGCTCCCCTCAAAACAACCAATCTTGTCTGCTGAGTCAGCACTCGCCAACATGATGCGGGCAATATCAGTACCGCCCAGTCCTTTCTTGCGTTCAGCAAGCCAGGCCTCTCTCTCAGCTTGGTTCATGGTTGGTTTCTCCTTGGACCAGATTAGTGCCTTACCGTTGGTGTGTCAAGGAGACACACCCCACTGTGGACAAAAGGTGTCCGCTGCGCTACTTTTGATTGACAAGGTGTGTCTAATGGTCCTCGAAATCTATCGGAAGAGCCTGCCTGGAAAGAGTACTCGGGTCGCATTCACGAAGTGGCTCAATGGACAGCTGGGTGAGTTTGATTTGAGTTTGAGCATTGGATATCTTCGTGACCTCGAGTACGGTCGAAAGACGCCGTCGTTGCCACTGGCGATTGGTATCGAAAAAGCAACCGGTGGTGTAGTCTCTGTAAGAGAATGGCCTGGGCTTAGTTCAGGCCTCCGTTCCTAAATGTGGAGTAGACAATGAGTCTCAAAGAAAAAGTTGATGCAATGCGGGTCGTCACGACCTCTAAGTACACCCGCCATGGGTATGGCTACCCGGAAGTAGTCAGCACGCTCTATACGTACATTTCGGAACTAGAGAACCGGCTTGCTGCGCCAACGCCCAAGGCGAAGGCCCCAGTCACGAAGGCCCCAGTCACGAAGGCGGAACCCGCCAAGACGGCGTTCGCCAAGAAGAAGACCACCAGGAGGTAGTCAGCCTTCGATGGGGTTCTTCCGGTTCGCCATCATCATTTGGTAGGCACCGAAGATGCTCTGTGCATTCAAGTGCTCTTGGATGGCCTTGACGACGGAGACCTGCGTCACGGTTTGAGCAACGACTTCGTTATCAAGGTCCAGCACTTCCATCTGATCGTCATCAACACGAACGGCCCAGCCATCCGGCATGGTCCAGATGTTCTTGATTTCATCCAGATCAGACATCAGCATTCCTGTGGTTCGATGATGTTGGTATAGCCGCACCCTTTCATCATGATGGGCACGTTGTCCATCCAGTGCTGTATCGTCCGGTTGGTCATGTCCTTTCCACGATCATAGCACTGAGTAGCCAGAGCTCTGTTGCCAGTGGCGGTACACACCCAGAAGAAATCGACGGCCTTATGAAGTTCATGGCGGACATTTTCTGTCATTGACATCGCAGCATACGGACTGATCATCAGCCATGCATAGATTCTATCAAGCGTGTCTTCATCGATTTGACGGTCACCCTGGTACCACTCAAAGCAAACTTCATGAACGACATTGATGAGGTCATCGTGGCATGCAAATGTCTGGGTACTGAATGACCCTGGCTTTTCAAACAGCATGTAGTCAACGCCATACGCAATGAATGCAACGTGCTGCCCATCTTCAACGAACGTCTTGACCTTGTTGGCAATGGAGTGCGTGAGGAATCGGTCACCGCCATGAACTGACCGAATGCGTTTTGCCTTCAGCTTTCCAACGATTGAATCTTTGTCGTCCTCTGTGAGGTACAGGTCTATAGTCTCCATCACATCGCGTGAGTCACACGTAAGTACTTCTGTCGGCATCAACTTTCTCCACCGTCTACACTTTCAACAAGTTCTGGCTTTGCAATCGGAATGATGTTGTCTTCTTTTGGCTTCACCCACACGTAGATACGCTGACCACCGATGCGTCGTCGGACACGGTCGTAGCCCAGCTGGCGCATGATATCGCCAACCCGCATCTCGTTGTTCCTGGTCATCTGGTACTTCTCGAGGCTGAGTGCCTTGGACATAATCTCACTGGTCGAGATGTTCGCACCAAAGCCGACAAGCCAGTTCTCAATGACTTCGTGCCATGGGTCGTACTGGCGGAAATCGGATGACTGCTCTTCAAGTTCTTGCTCAGCCTCATTCTCAAGATACCACTTCTCGCCGTTCTTGAACGCAACGACGGCCTCTGCCCAGATTTGAGCGCGGTTGCTCACCGTCCACTCGGTATCAATCTTGCCTACCTGGACGGGCCAGTAGCGTCGAGATCCCGTCATGTCGGTGATGAACTCACCCTTGTTGGTGGTCCCACAAAACACTGTGTGCCGCTTCAGCGTGATGGTCATGCGTGCATACGGCAACCTGAACGTGTCGTCCTGGGCCGACAAGAAGGCCTTCGTGGCAGAGTTATGGGCACGTCTGATTGAGTCGAGTTCAGCCACCTCATAGATCCACGCTCTGTGAATCTGCATGTAGGCATTGGACGAGCCAATGTCCATGGGCGTATCGCAGAAGTACTCGTCTGAAGCCAGCAACCTGAAGGTCGTGCTCTTCTTCGATCCCTGGGGTCCAACTAGTATAAGTACGCAGTCGGCCTTGCAGCCTGGTTTCAGGGCTCGGGCGATGCATTGGATGAGCCATCTGCGGCCCATCTCTCTATTGAGCTTGGTGTCCTCAGTCCCAACGGCGCGCACCAGCCACTCATCCATTCGGGGAGTGCCATCCCAGACGACCCCGTTGAGCCACTCGGTGAGCGGGTTTCGCCCGTTGTCCTCTGCAACCAGTCCAACCGATTCGATAATGCAGTCCGTACTGAAGTGTACGCCGTAGTGACGGTGCATCCACTGCTTGATCCTGGTGGCGTCCGTATCCTTAAAGTCTCCATCATCAAACGTGATGATGTTCCTGAAGGTGTCCAGCCAGATGCGCTTCTTCCAGCGGCGGTCATACTTCAAGACCACGATGAGGTTTGGAACCGACGCAACAATCTTGTCGGCGCCATCCCTTGTTGTGGTGACCTCCAGTCGAGAGAGTACGCCACCTTCTGGCCCGGCTTGCTTGCCCTTCTCGTGGGCTTCCTTTGCGGCGTTCAGTAAGTGGGAGAGTGTCGGGGCATCAGGCGCACCTGAGAGTACTTCATCAAGGTCTGGCACCATCGCCTCCATGGAGAGGAAGGCGGTAGCAGGCCCGTGGACTCAGCTGCATCTGAATCGTGTTCGCGTACTCATCGCCCTTCTGATCGGGGTCTGTGCCAACGTAGATGTCGATATCGTCAGGGATATTGAGCTTCCCTACGCTGCTGAAGGAGCCAGAAGTCCCGCCAAGAACAGCCAGGCGCATCGAGCCCTTCTCTGCCTCTGCGACAACCTTCAAGAAATCAGTGATGCCCTCGACGAACAGAACACCATCGAGTTCCTTCGCTTCACCCTTCATCATCTTCACGGCATGCCGGTTGGGCATGAACAAGCCACCAGCCTGAAAGCCGCTCGGCCAGAGGGTCTTGGGCGCTCCATTCGTTTGAGTAACAGCGCGAGCATGAAGACTACAGAAGAGGCCGTCAGCGTCGAAGGCGGGGACAATCAACCGCCACATCATGCTTCTCCCTCCCGGCCACCACCGGGGCCAATCATAGTCACGTCTACTTGGAGTAACGCGAGCCACACCCGTTCGGGCCAAGGCCTCAAGATTTAGGTTCCTGCCCTTCAGGAACTTGAGTACATCATCATCCTTGGGGATCTCATGTAGCCTGAAGGACTTCTTCCAGAGCGCATGCACCTCTTTAAGGGGGGGCCGTTGGCTCTTGGGATTCTTGTTGTTCGTTGGCTTCATTGGCTCGAGGCTCTTCATTTCTGCAAACCATTCTCGCACTTGATCGCGAGCGTGGTCATTCGCATCCTTGAAGCTACGACAACAGTGGGCATACGAGACTAGATCTATGCCTGAGCCACCGTGTCCGCACTTGTGGCACTTCCACCCAAGGTCATCGCGCCTTAGACCAATCGGTCCACGCTTATCGGTACTGCCACGCTTCTCTGCACCGCAGTGGAAACATGGCCCGAAAGACTTGCTCCTGCCTGGACTCAGTCCTAACTTCTGCGCTATTTCTGATACTGCAATCGACTCTACTTGATTCATCCACACTGTTGCTTCTCCGTGGTGTCATGACGACGTTCAGGCTGCTTTGATTTGGTACCTCACTTGCTGGTCGTGAGTAACCAGCACCGACATCGAGATGCCCGCCTCAAGTTGAGCTCGTGCTGCGTATCGAACCAGAGTGTCCAATGTCGTGGGAGGGCGCTTGCCGTTGAGTACTCCCCAGAGGTGGGTGTGCCCGCATCCCATGATTCTCGCACACTCGCGATAGCTTCCACCAATCTCATCTACCAGGGCCCTCAGAGCCTTGGTGGTGTCGATCACCAGCGGTGCTTTGCCTGTAGTC